TGTTATATATTTAGAAAGAGGAGATACTCCAGATTATGATATTTATATACCACAAACACTGGTAGATTCTTATTATGAGAGTGAACTCATGATAGAGTTAAGAGAAATGCAAATGGCTGAGAATGAGGCAAAAGAGATTCAAAAAGAAGATGCTAAAAGAGCTGGTGAAGAATATACTGATGAATATTTATTTGACAGTAATGGTACTAAAATGTTTTTTACTAAAGAACAGTTAAATAAATCTAGAGATATTGAGATTGCTAATAGACTAGGTGAGAAGTTTAAAAAAGCTTTTAAGGTAGATTATCAAATAATTACACCGTCTGAAGCTGCTGTGCTATTACAAAATAGTCCAACACCATATGCGCCTAATGTATCTGCATTTTATTATGGGAATAAAGTTTATTTTATATCTGGTAGATTTACAGCTAACAATGTAATGCATGAATTTGGCCATCCCTTAATTAAGGGTATTTCTTATCAAAACCCTAAGTTATTTAATAATTTATATGATCAATTGATTAGTTCTACTACTGGACAAAATGCAATTGCTATTGTAAAAGAAAGATATCCTGAGTTAGAAGAAGGTACTCCTAGATTTATGGAGGAAGCTATTGTAACAGCAATGGAAATTGATGCTGATAACAAACTTAAAGGTATTAAAGATGATGATAGTTTATTTCAGAAGTTTATACAAAATTTACTATATGCAATAAAAAAAGTAATTAAAGCTCTGACAAATAAAGTAAATCTTAGTAAGCTTGATACTACTACTACTAGAGAAGAATTAGTAGACATGATGTTAAATGAAGACTTTGTCATTGAAGATCTTAGTTATCAAGCAAGTTTGTTTGCTGATTTTAAAAAAGATACTGATGACTTTTTAAAAGAACTTAAATCTATTGAGCCAAAAAATTTAGTTAATGCTATTAATAGATTTCATGATGAAATGACTTTCCAATTAGGACAGTTAAAAACATCTTCAAAGAAATTAAGAGAAGAATTAGGTAAAGATGGTATTAATATAATCAAAAACATAAAAGATTATGTTGGTAGTTATAAAAATAATAATGATGAACTTACAGATGAAGAGCTAGATAAGTTAGTTGAAGCTTTACAACTTAATGAACAAGATTTAAAATTAAGATCTTTATCTTTTATAAATAGTCTTAGTGAATTAGAATTGTTTGCAAGAAAAATCAATAACATTTTTAATGAGTTACAGAAAACAAACAAGCATTTAACAGAAGAAGGTAACCAAAAAATCCAGTACTTTAAAGAGTTTATGGAAAGAGAAAGTAAATTCTTAAAAGATATTAGTAAGATTTTAGGTTTAGATCCAGCAAATGAATTAAGTAAAAAAATATTATCTATAAAAGCTGTTATTGAAAATAATATTGAAACAGCTGCTGATATGACTGCAGACTTTATGAAAAAGTTTTTTGTAAAAGTTGGAGAACCAATGCAAAAAAATGTAAAGTCAAAACTAGAAGAACAAATAAATACAATACTTAAATCATCAGGTTATACAGAACAAGAGATAGAAACATTTACAAATGCTTTATTTGATAAATTAGATGTAGAAGATACAAAATATATAAATGTTAATGACCTATTATCAAAACCCTTACCTACAAAAAAATATCTAGATAATGCAATAAAAAATTATCAAGCTAATAAGATTACTGAAGCTTCAGTAGATGCTTATCTAAGAGGACATGTAAGAGATGTTTCTGCAGCTGGTGCTATGTTGAACCCTATGGGTAATGTTAATGACTTATTTGGAGCTTTCTCTCAGTTTATGAGAGATAAACTTTCTGATCAAGAAGTTACAACACTTCAGAAACAAATGAAACTAGTTGAAAATTTAAAATCTAGTTTAAATGCTGTTGGTTATAATGCTAATAGTCCAAATCAATTAGCTGAAATGGTTTTATTTGTAGATAAAGTTGGTGAAGTTGATGAGAATGGAGAGTTTAAAGAGTATGAAATATATTCTTTTCTAGATAAATTTAAAAACTGGAGAGCTGATAAAGATAAATTAGAATTTAATCTTAAAAAAGCTAAGGATAATAATGATAAAGATGCTATAAAAGTAGCTATGGATGAATTAAATACTTTTAACAAAGTGTATATGAACCGTAGATTTACTGATGAAGTATATGATGTACAAGATATTTGGAAAAAAGACAATACTGTATACAATCCATTATTAAAAAAAGATGTAGTTATTTCAAAAGACATAGCTTTTGAAGCTTATATGGAGAGAAAATCTGCATTAGATGACTTAAGAACTTATAACTCATCAAGTGAGTTTACAGAGTTAGATGATTTACTAGAGTTTACTGCATCAGAAAATGTTAAGACTAAGTATAATGAATTGTATAATCTTTATGACAATGATGGCAAATACAAGCAAGGAGTAGAATTAGAAAAAGTATTAGTAAGAAGATATCATAGAGAACAATCAAGAAAGTTTAATGAGTCTATAACTAATGATGAAAAATTCCAACAAGATTTTGATCACTTTATTAATGTAGAATTAGCTGGTAAAGGAGTCACTAAAGATGCAACACCGGATCAGTATGAAGCAGAGTTAGAAAAGTTTTTTAATAAAAATCTAAAAATTGCTTATACAGATGAATATTATCAAAGTAAAAAAGGAATACTAGAAGAGATAAAAAAGATAAATGAAAAAGGAAAAGAATCTGAAACCTCAAAAAAACTAGTAGACTTATATGAGCAAAGATATAATATTGTTAATAGGGTAACTGATAAAGATGGAGAGCCTAATGGTCTTGAACTAGGTATAGATACTATTAAAAGATTAAAACAAATAGAACTAGAAATAGTAGATGCTCAAGAACAATTTGATAAAAAAACAGGACTAACAAAAGAAGAAGCTAAAAAGTTAAGATACTATGAGGAATCTATTATAGCTCAAAACAAGTTTAATGAAATGACTCCTGAAGAAAAAGCTGAGTATAATTCATTAATAGCTAACAAAAAAGCTTTTGGTATGGCAGCTGAAGAAATAAGCTATCTTAGAAATTTATACAGAATGTTAGCTGATTTAACAGAAACAAGTGCTACAGATTACTATATTACTTCTTTTACTAAAGCTTTAGGAGATCTTAAGATAGAAGAACTTACTGTTGATAATGCTGAGTCTTGGATTAACTCTTCTAATTTACTAGAGGCCAAGGCTAAAAACTCAAGGTTTGCTGAATGGTTTGATAGAAATCATTACTCAAGAGAAATTTATGATGTTAGTGTTGGTGGTTATGTATCTAAATACTATAGATTAAAAGTATGGAGTGTATCAAAACCAACAAATCCAGAACATTATAAAACTACAGAAATTAAAGATCCTTTAACAGGTGAAGTATTTAAAAGAGCTGGAGTACCCATTGCTAAGTATTCATATACAAAAATAAAAGATCAATATAAAACCGGATACAATCCTAAAACTCAAAAGGTTGAGTTAGAAGTTGGTGTTCATATAGATAATAAAGGTAATTTTTTACCTAAAGAATTTGCTGTTGGTTCTGCTAATGGTAAATATATGAATGAAAAATATTATCAATTAAAAGCTTCTAATAATGCTCAGTTTAAGTTATTAGAAAAATTAAAGAAAGATACTTTATCTATGCAAGAAGAATCACCATATTCTTCAAGAATGTATTTAGATTTTCCTAGATTCAGAAAACAAGATAATTTAGAATATTTAGCTACAACTAATTTAAAGAAAGACATTAAAGACAAGTCTAGTGATATTTTAAGTAATGTAAAGTCATGGGTAATGAGTGCTAATGATGATGCTGAAAGAGGTCTTAACTTTGATACTAAACACTTATATATTAAAACTGATTTACAAGGTAATCCAATATCAAGAGTACCTGTAAGAGGTTTATATAAAATGAATGTAAATGATGTATCTCCAGATATTCTTAGATCATTATTGACTTATGGTTATTCTCTTGATAAACAAAATGCTCTTATTGAATATGAGCCTATTGCTAATGCTTACTTAAATACTTTGGCTGATCCTAATAATGCTTTAGATAGATTAGATGTAGCAAGTTCTGTACTTGCTAAAGCTAAGGATGGAGCTTCAATGTTTTTAAAAAGAAGTAATAATCAAAGATTACAGCTTGCTAAGGACTATATTGATAGAACTTTCTATGGTAAAAATGTAAGTGAATGGGAACAAGATAATGTAAAAATTAGTAAAGTAATTAGAGGTTTAATGTCTAATGCTAGATTTTCATTCTATTCATTGAATCCTGTATCAACATTAAAGAATAAACTTGGTATGGATTTTCAAAAGCTTATTTATGCAGCAGGAGGTAAACATATAAGTTTTTCATCAATGGCTAGAGGTACAATTACTTCTGCAAAAACTGTTATGGAATATGCTGCTACAGGAGCTTATGCTAAAGGTGTAAAAAGTCTTAACTTACAAGTTATGGATGCTTTTGATATGTCTCCAGGTAAAGCAGAAAAAAATTCAACAGATTCAGCATCAAGAACTGCTGTTAAAGATTTATTAAATGCTACTTGGTTATATTCAGATAGAAAGTTAACTGAATTGCAAGGATCTTTAGATATAGGATTTAGTTTATTAGAGTTTCAAACAGTTGAACAAATACAACCAGATGGCACACCAAAAGAAATAAGATATGCTGAAGCTTTTGAAACAGATAAAGAAGGTTTATTAAAACTAAAAGATGGGATTAATCCAGAATATGGTATTAAGAATTTAGATCATACTATTGAAGCTGGAGACACTCTTGCTACTTTAGCAAAAAGATACAATATGTCTGTGGATGAGTTAGCTAAAAAAAATAATTTAAAACCTAGTGCTCAAATAAATGTAGGAGACTCATTAGTAATTTCAAGAAACACTAAGTTTAATGAAATGAAAAGAAGAATGGCTTCAGCAAATAAAAAACTAAATGGTACTATGGCTAAAATAGATAGTCCTATTGGAGAAAAATATTTGTTATATGATGTATTTACTTTTTCTAGAAAATTTGGTACAGGTATGTTTTTATCTAGGTATCAAGCTGACATGTCTAAAGAGAATAGATTTGGTGAAGTTTGGGATTGGGATTTAAATGAAGCTAACAGAGGTAAGTATATACAGTTTTTAGCTACAACTAAAAATTTAATTACAGATGCTAGAAACTACTGGCCAATAATGACTAAAGAAGAAAAAGGTCAAGTTTATGAGGTAGTTACAGAAGGCATGATGTTATTTTTTACAGGTTTACTTGTTACTTATTTATTTGACTATGATCCAGGAGATGAAGACAGATTTGAAAAAATGAGAATGAGACAAGAAAGATATGGTGCTGGTGGTTGGTTAGCAAATCATGCATTATATCAGCTTATGATGGTACAAAGAGAAAATCAATCTTTTATTCCTATTCCAGGTGTGGGTATGGATGAATGGTTAGATTTTACAGAAACATCATCTATTGTAGTAGGTCCAACTTTAAGTTTATATTCTAAGATTGTTACAGATTTAGGTCTTATAGTAACAGGTAGTGATAAAGCTATATATAAACAAGAAGTAGGTCCTTATTCATGGCAAAAAGAAGGTAGCTATAAAATATGGAATCACATTGGTAATATATTTGGCTTATCTGGTAAAAATGTTATACCTCCTGCAGGTGAATGGGAATCAGGTCCTATATGGGCTATCAAAAAAGCAGAGATTTTTGAGAACTTAAGATAAAAAAAGGGAGAACCTTTTAAAGTTCTCCCAATTCTATGTCAAGTAATTGACTAAATAATCTTTTTGTTTCAGCTTCTACAGCTTCTTTTGGCCACTTTTCAATGGTATCTCCAAAGTGAGCGGTATCAAATCCAAATACCCACCAATCTTTTGGTGCATTTACACCATCTCCCCAATCATTGTAAGTAATACCACCATTAACATCTAAACTTTGTACTAAAGATATTTTTTCTTGTGTAATATTTCCTAAATGCAAAGGATGAGTAGGAGGTACGGCTACATAACCATTACCCCAACCTTTTTCAATAAGTATATCCTCAGTTACTCTTGAAGTCATATATTTACGTTTGTCTTCATTTTCAATTACATACCATTTCATTCTTCATCATTTTCTTCACAACAGTCACATTCTTCTGACTCTTGTTGTCCATACTCATTATCAAACCAATCTCTAGCTGTTGCCTTTGTTGGTCTTTCATAACAACCACAATACATGCTTTCTGCTCCAGACATGTATGCTTCAAGCATTGCTTTCTTAAATGTTATTGGATTCATCTGTGTTAACTTTAATAAACTTAGTTAAATCTGGTTTAAAAAATCCAGGTCCTTTAAGTATCTTACCGTCTTCTCTTAATAAAGGCTTACCATCTTCACCAAGTTTACTCATATTACTAGCTTGTATTTCATCAAATACTTCTTCTATAATATGTTGCATACCATGTTTAAGAATAGTACCACATAAGATATATAACTGATCACCAAGTGCATCAGCAATTTCTACTAGTGAGTTTTCATCACATGCATCTAAGTATTCATCATTCTCTTCAGACATAAGTCTATGTCTAAGTTCATATCCATTAGCATTTAAGTTTTTAGGCCATGTGCCATTTTTTTGTCCAAATGCTGTGTGAAATTGTTCCACTTGCTTTAATTGTTTTTCCATGTTGTAAAATTAAAAAAAAGGGATACATTTCTGCATCCCTTAATTGATTATTTGTTTAACCCAGCCTATTCAAGCAAGGATCTTTAGAAAAAGTCAGGAGTATTATCCTTATCTTCTTCAGTTTCATTACTAGTAAAATCTAAATCAAAGTCATCTTCTACTTCTTCAGTAGTAATATCTAAATTAGCTTCACTAGGTTCCATGAATTCTCTTTTTTGTTCTTCTTCATACTCTTCAATATCTGCTATTGTAGGAGTAAGTGATAAGAACTCTTCTTTTTCTGTCTCAGCATCATGACCAGCACAAGGTGGAACTATTGGAGCTTCAAATGTATTACCAAAGGTATCTTCAAAAGTTACAACTATATCATTAGGTAAAGGTAAATCATCTTCTACAGTAACTTCTGGAAAAGTTATGTCAGATGGATCAACTATTGAATCTTCTTCATAATCTTCAGAGATGTCATCATTTTCAGCATATCTAATAGCCTCATCTATTTGATCTGCTTCTAAATCTGCAATCTGATCTAAGATATTAGTCTGATTAGCAATAATATATAAAGGATCTACTTCTTCTACTGGTGCACTTAAATCTTTAGGTGGTGTACTTAAATCTGGAACTGGTGCACTAACGGGTTGAACTGGTGCACTTAAATTACAGATAGTACCGATAAAGTAATGTAAAATTCTTTGATCTTCTAACCATGTTTTAGGATGAGAATATTGTAACGCATTAGTTACAAAATTATAAAATGCCCACAAACTATCTGTATTAGCAAATACTTGTTTTGGTTTCTTCATTTGCTCTCTAATAATACTAGCTTGTTCAGTAGTAAGAATCTCATACTCTGCAAATAATACTCCTAAAAGTTGAGCTTGTCTTCTTTTATTTAAGATTATTGCTTCCATAGAAACTTTATCAGAACATAATTGAGTATAGTACATGTGTGCATTAGAAACATATTGGTCTATAGTATCTTTTACTTCAGTATCTGCAGTTCCAGTGTGTTTTCTAACCCAGTTACCTATATTACCAGAAATCATTACTGATCCTGTTTCATTTATATAAGCACCAATTACACATTTAAACTTTACTTGTTTATTATAACTGTTTGTCCAAGCAAACATCATTGATAACTCAGGATCAGAATTAAAATTTAATTTATAAATTCCTTGAGCTATTTGTCCATCAGCAGTACATCTGTACTCCTCTTCTACAATACCAAACCCTGCCGCAGCAAGAGATTGGAATGCATAATCTATTACAAATTGGTGACTAATTACAGTGTAAGTAGCAGCATGATTTGGTAAAGGCACACTAATTAAAGTGGCCTTTGTTGTGTTTTGTATTTTCTTTGGCATTTAAAATAATTTTAATTGTTGTGAGTTAGGTTCTAAACCTTCTATTTCTTTTCTTATGTTTTGTAAATAATAATCATAATTGATAGTATATTCAGAGATATTTTTTTCTTCATGATCAATATACAAAGTCTGCATCCAAGGACCTGCCTCAATTTGAATTTGTCTATTGTCATTTCTATTAACCTTAAGTATTTTACTTCCTGATTTAGAAATATAATATCTTAAAGTATGTTGTAAATTCTTTGTAATATGATCACCCTTTTCTATCTTATGCTCTATAAATTTCCAATCACCTTTAATTTTAACACCACCACAATAATCAAAGATATTTGTGTTAGCTTTAAGAAAATCTTCAGGTTGAATTCCTTCAACAAAATATGCATGTAAAGCTTTAGGTATAATTAAGAAACTCTTATTTTTATGAAGAGCTAAGTCCTTAAACTCAAATCTACCTTTACATTTAGATTTTCCATTTTCAGTAACAGCTATATAGTTGTTTACATCACCAAGAACTATCTTAGAATATTTGTCATGTTCAAGCTGTAGATTAGTTATCTTTTCCCACCGTGCACAAATCTCCATATACTTATCTACATACTCTCTTGGAATTAAAGTCTCAAGACCATCTGTATTCTGCATTAATGGTATAGATCCAGGAATTTCTTCACAAATCATCTCATATAACATACTAAGACTTAGCTGACCATTGATTGTAATCCTCATAGTAAACTCTGGATCATACAGAAAACTATTTTCATCATTACTTAACCCATAGGTTGAGTTTAAGATAATCTTGTATACATAGTTTTTTGGATCCTTCTTAGGTATCTTCTTTCTTTCTTCAAAGAACCATTCATACAAATCACAAAATGCTTTTTGTGGAAGATGTCCTGGAGCCCATTTATTTCTAATTGCTAGATTAGGATAAAAACTAGTAACATCACTAGTCATTATAACCATGTCTTTATCAGAATTATAAACTCTAGAAGGACGTGCACCATGAATACCACCTAAACCATAGTCTGTTTTTACTCCTTTATACTGTACAGAATACTTAAAACCACCTTTAGTTTCTCCCGGATATATAACTACATCATTAAACTTAGATAACAAATGTTGAAATGGTGCTGTCTTAAATTCAATATAAGGTAGTATGATATCTTTAACAACTATCTTAGGTCTATGAGTTCTCATATTCTTGAGATCATATTTTCTAATACCAGTATGTTTACTTAGGAAATGTAAAAAGAGTTCTTTAGATATTCTTGGTTCAGAAGCTGAGAATAAATTAATACCATATTCTTCAGTAAGAGTTCTTCTAAGTTCAATTTGAGACTTGCTTAGGAACATAATATTCTTAGTAGACCTAACATCATTAATACAGTAATTAATAATTTCTGGTATCTGAGATTCTGTTATTTTAGTATAATGTTGAATTGGCATATCTATGATATTCTTCCAATCCATAGTATACTGTATCCATTTAAGACTAGATCTTTTAGCAGGATTATCCCAATGATTTAGTTTAAAGACATCAATTTGTTGTATCTGTAAATCTTTAGGACTAAATTCTAAGAATTCTCTTCTATTTTGTCTCTCAATTACATCCTGAGCTTTTTCATAAATCCATTCAGCAACCTCTTCACTAGACATAAATGAAAGCATACCAGCATTTCTAAGTATATGTTCAGTAATTTGACTGTCAAAACCAAGACCATTGAAGCTAACATGCCATTCATTGTTCTGAATGTTGTGTGCTAAAAACTCAAGAAAAATTTCTAAGTCATTTCTAGACTCATGTATAACATATATCTTTTTCTCTTCAGACTTGATACTTTCAAACACTCCCAAAAAACAATTGGAAAGTGTTTCATAGTCCATTACATAATGTTGTTTCATAATATAGTTCAGTTAAGCTGTTCCCCCTATTTAATTAATAAAAAAAGGGTAAATATTTCTACTTACCCTTTTCCTGTTTAATTTAAAAACTACTCACTAGCAGCTTCTTTACTTGGTAAACCCAAGAATTGTTTATAATCAAACTTTTTAACATTAACTGCAAAAAGTTTAATTAGTTCTTCTACTGCAGATTTATCTTCTACATAAAATTCTTGAAATACTTCAATCTTGTGTCTTTCTTCTCTAAAAGTTCTACCATTAGGTCTTGGTGTTTTAATCTGCATTGGATCACCATTGTCATCTAACTTAGGTAACATATGCAAAGACTGTTTGGTTTGTTTAGAAATGATGACAAAGACCTTAGTTTCAGGGTCAAAGATACATTCTACATAAGGACATGAATCCGCAATTGGAATCATTCTAAAAGTTTGCTTTTCTTGCCATGTAGCTTGAACAAGCATCATTGTGTTTTCACTCATTGTTGGATTTTTTTACAAAGATAATTTAGAATCTTGAATTGACTCAAGATTTTTCACATCAATTAATAATTTTTCTTTTTCCATATCAGGTTTATTACATAATTCTCCTACTTCTTGAAGGAGTTTTATATCTACAGCCAATATATCTGCATAATCAGAAAAATACTTTTCAGGATGTAAATAGCTAGTTATATAAATTACATTTGCTGTGTTATCTTTGAAATAACTTAGTATTGTGCGCTTTAAATTACTATTGATTTTACTATAAGCACCATTTAATACATGGTGCCAATCAGATTTTAAATCAGAAAAATCAAATACATATATGCTAGTTGTACTATCTACCTTATAATAGTCACACAACCTATTATGCTTTAAGAGAATTTGTTTCTCAAAATGCAAAAAGGTTGGTGTATTAGGTGTATTATAAACACATACTAGCTTCATATCCTCGGGAGTATATCTTGTACTCCAACTGAAATAAGTTTCAGAAGGTACAACATTAGTTCCCTTTTTAATATCTAAGACAGGATATAAAAATATCTTAGACTTTTGAAAGTACTTTGTATAAAGCGCGTTTAAACCCATAATTTTACAGTTTTACATTACCTAATGCTAATTCATATGGTAAGTCATATCTTTTGTTTTCATAGTGCCACTTAATAGTTTTTACTACTTCTTCAAAATTTGACTCCCATTGAGTTAGTGTTGCTTTAGACACTTGGTAAGGGTAAACTAAATTGTATTTATCAATTACTATAAAAGTAACTTGAACAGCCCAATCTTTGTCAATTGCAAATTCTTTTTTTGCTAACATAACATAAATTACTGCTTGAATCCAGTATTTATAATACTCAACAGAATCTGGAAAATCTTGTATTGACTTACCTAGTGTTTTTAAGTCATTGATAAAGATAGTTTTTGAATTGTGATCAACAACTACATTATCTAATACTCCATGAAAACCAAATGCTAATTCTTCAGGATCAGTTTTTAGATGCAACTCATTATAAACCTTTACTGAATCATCTTGATCATCTGGATCTAATTGTAACAAAGCTCTTACTTGAATATTCTGCCGTAGTATTTCAACTGAAATATTGCAGCCATCCAATATTGTCTGATCTACTACAGTTTTATTTAAGCTTTTCTTAAGAAATTCAAAATATTCTTTGTTTTCTTCTGTAAGAACTTTGTCTAGTCTTTGCTGATCTGTCTTAAGTGTTTGATATAAGTTATTAGTAACTAACTGTGTAAGTATATCATTAGAGTAATCAGATAAATCTAATGTATCATTTCCAATAACTAAATGTTGTTTGAAAAGGGTATCAATAATTTTTTTCTGACTATCTGTTGGAAACTTACCTGGCATAGTTATAAATTGCTTATCATAATTATCAGCCTCCAGTAAAAGACAGTGTAATACTCTACCTGCAACTAAGTGAGTATCAGTACTATCTTCTCTATTATTTAAGATATAATGATTGTAAAATAACCCTGGTGAAAACAAGAGTTTATTAATACCACTATAACTAAAATAAAACTTCTTCTTATAAAACAACTCTAGTTCATCAGAACCAATCAAAATCATCTGACTCATTTTTTTCTATTTTTTGAAATGTAACTTCAATATTATCATTATCCACACCATAAAGATCATGAACTACATCTGCTTCAGTAGCAACTTCTATAGTTTCAGATATCTTTTCATTTTTATTTAACTCAGATTCGGAAACAGGATTTGCTGCTTCTAATGCTATTAACTCTGACTTGAGTTCATTTCTCTCAATTACTGTAAACGCATCTTCTATATCTTCATCAGCTATGTCTTCTACCTGTGCAGAGTCATTTTGCACATCAATGAGCTCTATAGCATCTTCTGGAGTGAACTCTTCAACATGTTCATAAGTATAATTAACATTCAGAGACTTAAGTAAATCTTCATTTAGAGTTATAGTTTTAACTTTAAAATAAGTTGAATCTCCAGTATTAGCAATTTCATCAGAATATCTGGTCATTAAAACATCCATCATTTCTTTTGTAACTACTTGTTTCTCAATAAGAGATCTTACAATAGTATCTAAACTAGTACTTAAATAAGTTTTGTTTTTACCTAAATAGTTAACTAAAGATTTAAAGTTTACATGATTTCTAGTATGACAGTTACTTATAGCAGTACTATGTTCTTTAAACAACATTTCTAAATATAATAAAGATTCAGTATAATTAGAATTAGCCATAATCTCCATTGCTAAGATATGATTGTCTTTATCAGAACTTTCAAACATTTGGTGTATTTGCTCATACATAGATTCATCTATAATAGTAGCATCATCACCATTAATATGTTTTAAGATTGCAGACTCATCATATAAATTATGTGTAGAAATTATTTCAGACAATTTAACATACTCTGAATCAACACTATAATACATATTTGATGTTATAATTTTATCAGCATGTTCCTTTAATGCAACATTATCACCATGTCTAATTACACCAGCCTCCGCATAATCAAATAAAAGTCTATCTTCTGTATAATTTTCTAAAGCTTCTCTGATATTTTCTCTATATCTGTCATCTATATGGATATTAGTATCATCACAGATAGCTTTAAAATCTGCTGTTGTTATTGAATAAAACCAATTACCATCACATATTTTTGCTTGTGTATTTTTACTAGCAAATACATGAGTTGCATCATTTACATCTCTAACTGTTTTTATACCGTATTGTAAAGCTAAATCTTTAAGCTTAATTCTTGGAACATTTACACCCTCTAAGAAATAAAGTTTATCTCCTTTTGTTGGTAAATACTCATTAATTCTGTTTTCTAATAATAGTTCATTTCTATTATCTAAACAGTTCATGGGTTCTAATTTAAAAACTACCTCTGTTGAATATGCTTCAACTCCAAGTTTTAAAAACATTTTCATAGAATAAAATTTAAAAAGGGGAGTATTATCTCCCCTTATATTTGTTTATACTTAAATTATTTTTCTTTTAGTGGGAAATGTCTAATGTTCAATTACTTAACAGCCATTTTCACCACGTCTTTGTTCTGCATCAATGGAGCAAACTTAACTTTGTTTCCATTAACAATCTCTTTGATAATATAATATCTAAGGTCATCTGTAAATGCATCACAGTCTGTTGTAAGTTTGATTAATCTTTGAGTCATAGTTGCTGGAACAGGTTTAGTGTTTGCAAATACTAATGAATAATTAATTAGTCTTGTTGCAATTACACTAGATATGTCAGCTCTAAAGTCATCATCTCTACCTACAGCATTAGATAAAGCTCCCATTACATATGCTTCATCTTTAGTAAGTGTATCTTCAGGTGAGATAATCTTATCTAACTTGTTGTTAATGAACATAGTAAACATAGAACTAAAGTCTACACCAACAGAACCCTCACCAATCATTTGAATTAGAGGCAAGCTCTCTTCAAACTTAGGAATAGAACTAATACCATTAAAGAATGTAGTAATAGATCTTGGATTTACTCTTTGAGTTACAAGTTCTGGATGCATTAACATAAAGTTGATACATCTACCATCAATCTGTGCTTTCTCTGCCCACTTAGCCCATACATCAGAATCATATTTCAACTCAACAGAGATAAATCTTGTCTTCTGAGCTACGTCAAGACTAGTAACATTGTAATCACCATTGTCTGGATTAGTAGTCAAGATAACATGCCAGTTCTTAGGTAATTTCCATGATACATATTCTTGTCTATCCAAGATCTCCATTGTTGCTTGCATGAATCTTTGGTCAGCTCTGGTATAGTCATCTAAGATTAAGAAACCACCTTCACCTTTACCCTGAATCCATTCAGGAGCAGCATGTGACATTCTTTTTGCTACAACTTTGTATCCTTTAGCACTTGCTGCAGATATCTGAGATTCATTAATCCAAGTAGTTTTAGTACCATCTGCATTTGATATCTGAAATTCTTTTACAGGAAAACCTACTAAGTCACCTAATTCTTCTAGCTGAGATAAATTCAGCTTTACAACTTCCATATTCATTTCTTTACCCAACTGCATAATAGCAGAAGTTTTACCCAAACCAGCATCACCTTCAATATTTACAGCCACAGGAACTTTACCTTCAGCTTGGATGTGTTGGTTATTAGCAACCATGTGCTTAATAAAATTCTTTAACTCTTCTACATTTAATTGTACTTGACTCATCTTTTTCTTTTTTATAGTTCTAATTTAATTACTTTACCGGGTAAACTTTCATTCATATAAGATTGTTCTGACAAAACCCATAGGATATTTCCTTTTGGTCTTACAGATGTACTACATTCACCATCAGTAAAATACACAAGACTTGTATATTTCTTTAGGTTTTCATTAAAATATTCTAGGACGGGATCAAATTCAGTTCCACCTCTACCTTGTACTGCCATCTCAAATTTACCTTTGTAAGGTTCAATTGATCTGATACTTGTATCACATTGTACAACAGTAATATCAACACCACACTTATAAATATGATGCATCTCTCCCATAAATTCTTTAAGCTCATTATCACTTACAGAACCTGAAGTATCAATAGCCAACAACATATGTTGTCTCATCTTTACTTTAAGACCAGGATTAGCATCAAATCTCTTGTTTTCCTTTCTTCTGATCTTCTTAGTAAATACTTTAGTACTTACACCAGTAAATCTTCTAATGAAGCCTCTCCAGTCAAATTTAGGAGGTACTATTTCTTCAATAACAATTACTCCTTCTATCTCTCCAGGAACATTACCGCGCTTTTTAACAGTTTGTTCTTTAGCATCAGATAATACTTTCTGTAATTGTTTCTCAATTAACTTTTGTTCAGCTTCAGTAAGATCTTCAAAGTCTTCCCAAGTACCATGATCAGGAACATTACCAGATTCTATATTATCTAGTAATTCATCCATTGCATCATTACCACAGGTACCATTCTTGTCTTTCTCATCTTTAAACTCTTTAAGCTTATCATAGTAATATCTACAACCAGCTTTAAGATCTAGATTCATATCTTCATAGTCCTCAATAAAAATACCTCTACCCGGAAGCTTTTTACTAATCTCTAGTAATTCTTCTTGAGGAGCATCTCTTTCTCTAGCTTTTGCTATTTCAGTTGTTACAGCTTCTTTAATAGTATCATATTCTTGTTTAGAATATTCACCACCTGGAAGCCAAGAACTTTCAATATACTGATTAATCTCCATGTCCATTGCAACATTTGCTAATCTTCTATCACTAAACTTAAAGAAAGTAGTAAGATGTCCAAATGCAATATGTAACAATTCATGTTTTAATATACCAAGTCTTTGGTCATCATTAAGTTCTTCCCAAAAATTAGAATTAATAGCAAGCTGATAATTAATACCATTCTTACTAACTCCTGCTGTTGGTACTCTTTTATTGTCCCAAAGCTTATTCAACATAATGAGAAAGAACCCATAATAGGGCTCTTTTAACATTAAGTCTTTGCTTGCTTTACTTAAACTCTGAACTTTGTCCATTAGTTTTTTAGTTTAATATTTATGTCAAATTTATCAGCTGGATATCCTAGTTGTCCTAAGAATCCAACCATGTCAACTACAAAATTCTCTAAAAACAATTCTATTGAATCTTTACTAGAGTTATTTGAAGTCATAAGTGATAAACACTTACCACTAGTTAATCCTTCTTCACTGAAGATAGAATCTTTACTAAGTGTTTTGTATGCTTTAGGAGCTTCTTTTTCCCAAGTTGCTTTTCCTAACTTAGAGAACTTGTATAATACAAGTAGCTCACCTTTATAGTTTTTAAGTTCAGCATTATTCAATGCTTGGAATGCTATAGTATGATTCTCAGAATCACTTGACTTTAGCATGTTTAATAAATTCTTTGTTTCTTCTTTGTCAAATTTTAATTTTGCCATTACTTTTTGTTTAAAATTTTATAATTATATTGTAGTGTTTTAGAGCTTCATCATAAGAAGTTGCCCAGATTCTGTAACCATCAATTACAAATAATTGCTTTTCCATTAGTCTTCAATTTTTAGTGTTTTAATTGCCCATAACTCAAGTTTACCAGATTCAATCATATCTACCCATTCCTTTGCTGTTGGAATGTAATTGTTGCAATCCTCTTTGACATGCTGTTCTCCAACATATCTTGTATAAACTTCTTTTCCATCAGAGTTAGTAATAGTCATACCAAATCTTTTTTCACATTCAAATATTCCTTCACTATGGTGTCTGAATATTCTATGCATACTATGGCCAATCCAAGCTTTGGTTTCATCAAACCATTTATGGATTTCCAAATAATCTACAGGAGAGCCACCAAACTTTTTAGCTGATGATTTTGAATGTTGATAAGGATGTGCCATTACTTCTTTTTTAAATATTCAACAACTCTTTCCCAGTAAGTTTTAGCTTTCATTTTACCATCTTCAAATGGTGCTAATGCAAAACATGCTTTAGCTGTGTTTAAAGCTTCTTCTTTACCTTTTTCAGTTCCATGTAAAACACATGCATATTTATACAGTTCATCAGCTTTTCTTTCTTCAGTCATTTTCTGTTTTATTTAATAAACTACCTTCATGAGTATAATTTTCTGTTTCTGTAATTCTTATAGAATTATTAACCATATATTTACCTGAAGGAACACATATACATAAATTACCAAAACCACCTTCATTCTCCCACCAGTCTTCAATGTCAGTTAAAAGTTTTTCTTCTGCAAAGTTTTCAATTAAAGAATAAGCACTTGAATCTAACTGTGCTAAATTTGTATCATTATCCCAGTCATCAATACCATCATTTACATCTTCTGGAGTAGTACAAGGTTCTTTTGTATATCCAATCCACTCTATGGCACCGGAGTCTCCTCCACCATCATAATGTACTTTAACACCTGTAATACCAAGGTCAGCCAACTTAAGTAGAAGGCCTGTCATTTCATTTTCTGTCATATTATTTTGTTTTGTAAAATCTGCCAAGGATATTGGCATTTAAATAATTTTCTTTCTCAAGCACTTCATACTTAAACTGGTGCTTTACTTCTTGATAAGTTAATTCTGTAGCAGAATAACAAA